AGTGCTAAAGCTAAACTAATAGCTGGTGAAGCATTGACTGCTGAAGAAGCAGATACTATAGTTCTATAATGAAATTCCTGTTGGCTTATACTATATGTTCTGCCATGACAGGAATGTGTAACACACCTACAATGTCTCCCATGGAATTTAATACTTGGACCGATTGTACTAAAGCAGGTGCTATAGCAACTATTAAAGTTACCAATGAAAATATAGAAAAGTTTAATAAAGATAAATTATATGTAAGTTATTTTTGTAATGAAGTAGAGAGAGAAGATGCCTAAGAATTCAGCTCTTGAAAGAATAGAATCACACGAAAAACTTTGTCGTATTATGCAGAAACAAACACACCAAAAAATTCATAACATTGAATCAGAAATTAAAGATATAAAGAAACATCTATACTATGCTATGTCAGCTTTAATAGGTGGTATGTTTACAATTATAGTTATACTATTTCAAAAACTTTAACTTTGAGGTCTTTATGGCTAGAAGAAAGAAAGCAGTTACTGGTCTAACATCAGAATTAAAAGCTCAACTTAGACTTGCTGAAGATCCTAACTTAATAGTATTTGCACCAGTTGGTGGTTTGGGTCCAGTAGATATTGTTACTTTAAATATGACAACAGGAGAGTATAATGCTTACGATGTTAAGTCTAAAAATTATAGAAAAGCTGAAAGTTATATTGCAAAAGATGGATATAAAAGAAACCTTAAAGGATCTTTTATATCTAGAGGTACAACTAAAGAACAAAAAAAACTTAACGTAAGGATTATATACGAATGAAATTATCAGAAAATTTTACATTACAAGAACTAACTAAATCAGACACAGCAATAAGACTTGGTATAGCTAATGAGCCTAACTCAGATCAGATTGCTAAACTACAAAACCTTTGCGAGACTTTGTTGCAACCAGTTAGAGATAAGTTTGGTGTGGTTATAATAACTTCTGGTTATAGATCTCCAGAACTTTGCACCAAGATAGGTAGCTCAATTAATAGTCAACATTGCAAAGCTGAAGCGGTTGATTTTGAATGTCCAGGCACAGATAATGCTGAACTTGCTTATTGGATAAAAGATAATATAGAAGGATGGGATCAAATGATTCTTGAATTTTACACTATTGGTGAGCCTTCAAGTGGTTGGGTACATTGCAGTATAGCAGATAAACCTAGAAAACAGTTCTTGAGAGCATTCAAAGAAGATGGTAAGACAAAATACAAACCAATACTAGGAGATATAAGATGTGGTTAAGTGCAATTAAACTAGCAATGAACGCTGGTAGTCATATATATAAAAAGAAAAAAGAAACACAAATGATGATGGCGGATGCTCAGTATAAACACGCACAAAAAATGGCGAGTGGCGAAGCAGATTATCAAGGTAAATTATTAGAGTCAAGAAACTCAGACTGGAAAGACGAGTTCGTTTTAATAATTTTAACTTTGCCAATAGCAATTTTGGCGTACTCAGTTTGGAGTTCAGATCCTTATGTTATGGATAAAGTAGAAATGTTTTTTGATAAATTTTCTACACTTCCTACATGGTTTACAAATTTATGGATTCTTGTCGTGGCGAGTATCTATGGTATAAAAGGAACACAAATATTTAGAGGAGGAAAGAAATGAACTTAAAAGATCATATTCCACATTTCGTGGAAGAGCATAAAAAAGCAATAGCAGTTGTTGTTGTTATTTTAATTATTGCAATCATTATATAGTAATGAGAAATCAAATACCTACAATGATGGTATCAAGGTATAGTAAAAAGAAACCTACACTTCTTTCTCAACAAACTGGTAATAAGAAAAAGAAAAAGAAATATAAGAAGAAGAAGTAATGGCAAAGATTAAATTTACACACTTTATACCTAGAGATAAACCTAAAAAGCGTGGACCAGGTCAACATAAAAAGTCTATGAACAAAAGTGAGAAACGCCAGAAAAATACTAATCGCTATTTGGGTCAAGGTAGGTAATGATGGAGTACGCCTATATGAATTATTATTTTACAGGTGCATTAATTATTATGTTTATACTTCTTGCTTTCTTTGGAGGACCACCTAGATGAGAGACACCAAATTATTAGAATCTTTTAAAAAAAAAATAGAGAAAAAATTAAAAGAAATGGATGTGTTTAAATCCATGAGACAAGAAGTTAATACTGGTGCTAATGGTACACAAGGTTATGTTATCAAGAAAGGTATTAATAAAGGTAAAGTTGCTAAATGAAAATATCTGAGAATACATCTGTAAGTATGCCAATGAAAAATATGATTGGTATTATTATAGCTGTTGCTATGGGTGTGTTCGCATATACAGAAGTGACTGCGAGGTTGACCAGTCTGGAGACTTCAAGAGAATTATTTCAAGCAGACTTACTTAAAAAATCTGAACAACTTCCTACTGATCAAGAACAATATATGTTGATAGAAGATTTATATAAAACAACAGAAAAATTAGAATTGACTCAAGAACAAAACATGACGAATAAAGTTAATATACAATTTTTAAGAGATCAATTAGATAAAGCTTTAGCTGATGTTGAACATTTAAAAGATAAGGTAAGACAAAATGGAACAAGTCATTAGCACAGTTGTGGCTCTTTGTATGTTTGTTGCAGGTGAATTAACTGAACACAGAATACAACCTGCTATGTCAGATTGCTTAAAAGGTAAACGTGTTGCTGAACGTGATGCTAATAATAATATTGAATATAAGTGTGGCAAAGTAAAAGCAGAGTTAGAAGAAAATATTGATGGTAGCAAAGCTATTAAAAAAATAGTAGAAGAATAATTATGGCTATCAGAAAAACTACTAAAGGATCAAACGCAAACTACAGACCCACAAAGTCTGGAGCTGGCATGACAGCTAAAGGTGTTGCAAGATATAGAAGAGCAAATCCAGGATCAAAATTAAAGACAGCAGTAACTGGTAAAGTTAAACCTGGATCTAAAGCTGCTAAGAGACGTAAGTCATATTGTGCTAGATCAGCAGGTCAATTAAAAAGATCATCAGCTAAAACTAGGAATGATCCTAATTCAAGAATAAGACAGGCAAGACGAAGATGGAAATGTTAGATAAATTAATTTATAAATTTTGCGGTTGGGTAGACAGCTTAACTGATAAAGTTGAAGATATTTTTACTATGGATTTTACTAACTTTAGTAAGAGAAAAAAGAAAAAGAAGTGAAAAAAAAAGGTTGGGTAAAATCTAAAGTTAAATCTTTTATTTGTGGTTACTGCAAAGAATGTAACAAACAACTATTAAGTGATGAGGGTGGATGGATTGTCACAGCTAAGAGACAATATTTTTGTCATGATGGTAAAGAAGGTTCTTGCTTTGATAACTATTGTGAGATAAAATTGAAACAACAACAGGAGAATAACTATGTATGGTAAGTCAAAAGGTAAAAGCAAACTAACAGCTAAGCAGAAAACTCTGCCTAAGTTTTTACAAAACAAAATTAAAAAATCTAAAAAGAAGAAGAAGTAATGAAAAAAGGTTATCACAAAACTAAATCTGGTAAGATGGCTAAGAAGGGTCTTTACTATAACATCAATAAAAAAAAACGAGCTGGTACTTCAAACTCTAAAAAGAAGTCTACTATATCTGCAAAGGCTTATAGAAATATGAAGTCTGGATTTAAGAAGAAGTAGTTATTGGCAACAACTCTGTTTTTAAATTTTCATACTCTTTCCAAATAGAATATTCGCTACCCCAATATCTAGACTTGTTCTGTTTATTATTTAGTGAATGTAAAACTGTAGTGTGATCTTGACCAAACACTCTTCCAATAGATGAGATACTTACATTATATTCTTCATGTAAAAGATTATAAAGTATACTTCTTGTTCTAACTACATCTCTAGTTCTACCTTTGCCAAACACATCATGTTTACTTACAAGATATTTTTCACAAACCTTATCTACTATTGTATTAACAGTTTTTAAGTTTGCGTTCTTGTAAACAACTCCAATTATTTTTTTATTACTATCATCAATAGGTTGTTGTTGTAAAAGTTTTGCAGCATATAAAAATCCTTCCGAGAACCCTACCTCATATAATCTTTCTTCTTGGTTCGTAAGAAGGTAAAATGCTTTCTTAACTTTGTATACAAATGTGTTTTGGTCTAAGTGTTTTATATGTTTATTATAGTGTGTGCTTACGTTTATAGTCATAGATCCCCTACAGTTTTCCTTTCTTTTTTTTCAATCATTACGTTAATGACTATTTATATGCCATTAACTGTTCTTTTGTCTGCTCTATTTGCCAAAGTAATTTATAAGAATCTTGTTGATACTTATTTACTTTGCACTTTGCTTCCAGATACTTCTCGTGTTTCTTCGCTTGTTGATCCTTCAGCTTCTGCAGACGCATCTTGATGTTTTCCATCATGCTCCTTTTTCACTTTTGTAAAATCGAATCTCAAGTTGTCGATATTACATTCTATTAACTCACCTCTATTCTGAGTGTTACTAGCCTTCTCTACATCATCAAAGAGTTCAATCATTTCAAAATGACACTCTCCATTGATAATTCTTTTAAATTTTGTCATACTTTTTTACTTTTTTCAACTTTTTTTTGTATCAAAAAGTCTATATACTGTTTAGCTTTTTTTAAATCTTCCACACCATTTTTTTTATTTTGTCTTAAAATATACTTAATTACATTGCCAGTACAAAAATCTAAATTGTTAGCAATAATAAAATCTATTGGCTCTATCTTATACTGAGTATAGTGAGGAGGATGTTTAATGTTATCTGTCATAAGTTTTTTTAAGCAAGGTGGGGAAAACGATTAGAAAGGGAAAAAAAACCCCACCCTGCTTGATACCCTTTAGCCTAAGTTAAAAGGTATATTCGTTATTAGCACCTTCGCTTGGTTTTGCAAAGGCATTTTTACTTGCTCCTGCTCC